GGGGACGCTAGCCAGCCCGCTCCCACTCTCACCGTAGCGAACGTAGACGGCAGTATCTCCGCCCTCTGTATCGCCCTCGGGGACATTGTGGGGGCTAAGGTAAAGAGGCACAGGACATTAGCCAAGTACCTGGACGGGCAGCCCGGGGCGGACCCCACAGAGGAGATGCCGGTAGAACTCTGGTTCGTGGAGCAGAAGACTAGCGAGACTAATCTTAACGTTGAGTTTACGCTCTCGTCCGCTCTGGACTTCTCCGGTACGCAACTCCCCGCCCGCCAAGTAGTAGCGGGCCTGTGTCAGTGGGAGTACAAGGGCGCGGACGGTATCTGTAACTGGACCGGAATTACGTTATTCGACAAAGACAATAACCCCACGTCCGACCCCTCGCAGGATAAATGCAGTAAGCGCCTATCCGGGTGCAAGGTACGTTTCGGGGCTACGGCTCCCCTTCCCTTCGGCGGGTTCCCCTCAGCAGGTACAGCAGGCACACTATGATAGATAGAACACTGCAGGACGCTATTGCAGCACACGCTTTGCAGTGCTATCCAAACGAGTGCTGCGGGCTTATCGTGGGCGGGGAGTACATCCCATGCCGTAACGTCTCTCCGGCCCCGCGCGGGTCCTTCTCCCTGTCCCCAGAGGACTACGTGGACGCGGAGGACCGGGGGCCGATTGAGGCCGTAGTGCACTCGCATCCCGGGGCCACTGCAAAGCCCAGCACGGCGGACCTAACCGTCTGTGAGGAGCTAGGCGTACCCCTCTGGGTAATCGTCTCTCTCGGGGCGCAAGCGGACGGGTCTATCGGTATCGAGGACTGGCACGAGTTCGGGCCTAGTGGATTTGAGGCTCCGCTTATCGGGTGCGAGTTCTCCCACGGGACGAACGATTGTTACGGCCTCGTGCGCCGTTATTACTGGCAGACACATAACGTAGCCCTCCCCGACTTCGAAAGGTCCGGGGAGTGGTGGAACGATGGTAAGTCCGACCTGTACACGGCGGGCTACGCGGCGGCTGGATTCGAGGCCCTGCCTCTTACCACGGAGCCGCAGGAGGGGGACGTACTGCTTATGAAGATACGCAGCCGTAACAACGTACCTAATCATGCAGCCGTCTACGTAGGGAACGATTCGATTATTCACCACTTGTGGGGTGCCCTCTCGCGCAGGGACTCTTTACCCCGGTATCGGGATTACGTAACTCACATACTGAGGTTAAGACATGAGCGAGAAAGTACGGACAATTAGACTCTACGGAAAACTCGGGGCCAAGTTCGGGCGGGTTCATCGGTTCGTAGTGAACAGCCCTAAAGAGGCTATCCGCGCTATGGTCTACATGCTCCCGGGATTCGAGCGGGAATTAATGACTAGCAAGGACCGGGGTATTAAATACGCCGTGTTCGTGGGTAAGCGGAACATTACGGAGAAGCAGCTAGAGCACCCCAGCGGGGACGATGATATTAGATTTGCTCCTATCGCAGTGGGCGCTAAGAACGGGGGCTTGTTCTCCGTTATTGCGGGGGCTGTCCTGTTCGTGGTAGGCGCGGTATCCAATTACTTCTTCCCGGGTAACCCTATTGGGATGCAAATGATGATGATGGGCGCAAGTATGGCCCTCGGTGGGGTAGCAATGATGCTATCCCAGCACGCCACGGCCCAGAACGGCAGTAGCGATGCTACAAAAAAGACTTCCTACTACTTCAGCGGCGCACAAAAAACGGCGTACCAGGGCGGCCCCGTGCCCCTCTTATACGGGCGCATGCGCGTGGGTAGCACGGTGATTAGCGAAAGTATTATTGCATCGGATACCTAATGAAAAAGATCGTAATGGGTAGCAAGGGGGATAGCGGCTCCGCGCACACTCCGACAGAGGCTAACGACACTCTTAGCAGCACGGCGTACGCGCAGATTATGGACCTCATCTCAGAGGGGCCTGTGTTTGGTCCGGTGGACCCTACTAACTCGTTACGCAATGTCTATTTCGACGGTACCCCGGTACAGAATGACGACCTCTCCCTTAACTTTAACATTAGCCAATATGACCTACGGCAGGGGAGTTTAGACCAGACGTACATTAGTGGGTTTGATAGCACTGGCGATACCACGTCTGTGGGGGTGGAGCTTAAGGCTACGGCCCCGTGGGTGCAGACCTTTACGGACTTGACGCTAGACGCTATCAGTTTGGCTATCAGTGTTCAGGGCCTCTCCCAGACTAACCAGTCTACCGGGGACGTTACCGGATACCGCGTGGCCTACCAGATTCAATTGGCGGTAGATGACGGGGCATTCTCGGTAGTAGTGGATACGGCCTTTGATGGTAAGGCGTCGTCTACCTACACTCGCTCGCACCGCATTAACTTTAGCGGCGCGGCCTCGCACTACACAGTACGGGTTATCCGGACGACTCCGGACAGCGCCTCCGGATTCATTCAGGATACGACCTCCGTAGTTAGCTACACGGAACTTATCGACGGTAAGCTGCGGTACCCTATGAGTGCGCTTGTCGCTGTCTCTCTGGACGCGGCGCAGTTCTCTAGCGTACCTACCCGTTCCTACGATTGGAAAGGGCTGCTGGTCAAGTACCCGTCTAACTACAATCCGGACACTCGCGTCTACTCTGGCACGTGGGACGGTACCTTTGTTACTGGCTGGACAGATAACCCGGCGTGGGTGTTCTATGACCTCGTACTAAATAGGCGTTATGGTCTGGGCAATCGCGTAGACGCTACGATGATTGACCGTTTCGCCTTGTACCAAATCGCTCAGTACTGCGATGTTATGGTATCGGACGGTGCAGGCGGTACGGAGCCTCGCTTTACCTGCAATTGCTATATCCAATCCCGCACGGATGCGTACAAGGTTCTGCAGGACTTGGCTAGCGTCTTCCGAGGTATGGCGTACTGGTCCGCTGGGCAGGTTATCGCTACTGCGGATATGCCTACGGACCCAGTGTACGTGTACACGGCTGCTAACGTGATTGAGGGGCAGTTTAAGTACGTAGGCTCCTCGCTTAAGACGCGCTACACGGTAGCCCTCGTTACGTGGAATGACCCGGCTAACGCCTACCAGTCCGCCGTTGAGTACGTGGAGGACGCGGACGGCGTAGCCCGATATGGGATTAACAAGTCCGAGATTACCGCGTTCGCCTGTACCAGCCGCTCACAGGCGCAGCGTGTGGGGCAGTGGTCATTGCTCACGTCCCAGTTTGAGACGGGGGCCGTAACCTTCTCCGTGGGTCTGGACGGCACGTTAGCCCAGCCCGGGCAAATCATCGCAGTAGCAGACCCGGCACGGGCGGGCCGCCGTCTGGGCGGGCGTATCCACTCCGCCTCCGGGACGAATCAGGTAACGCTTGATAAGGCTATGGCGGAGTTAGCGGTAGGTGACAAGCTTACTGTAGTCGCACCCTCTGGTAAGGCGGAGTCCTCCACGGTCTCCGTTGTATCAGGGAACGTGGTTACGGTTAGTCCGCCCTTTGCGGCCCAGCCAGTAGCAGGCTCCGTGTATGGCGTTGATAGCTCCACGGTAGCCCTGCAGCTTTTCCGCGTGTCTACTGTGGGCGAGTCGGACGGGATTACGTTTGACATTACCGCTACGCAGTACGAGCCGGGGAAGTATGCGGCTATCGACAGCGGGGCAGCTATTGACGTACGGCCTATCACGGGCATCCCGCTTAATACGCAGGCCCCGCCTACGTCTGTGGGCGTGTCGCAGTATGTGGTTATCGATCAGGGCATAGCCAAAACCAATATGACGGTTTCTTGGCTGCCCGCCGTTAATGCTGTCGCCTACGTGGTGCAGTGGCGGAAGGATAATGGGGAGTGGGTAGACGCGGGCCGCACGGGCGGTACCTCGCTAGACGTGCACGGGATTTACACGGGCCGCTACATTGCGCGTGTGCGGGCTATCAATTCGATGGACGTTAGCTCCGTGTACGCCACGTCCACGGAGACCACGCTCCAGGGTAAGACAGGCTCCCCGCCCACGGTAGCTAGTTTCACGGCCAGTACGGACCAAGTATTTGCAATCCACCTTAACTGGTCGTTCCCTCCTACCGCAGGGGATACCGCCTACACGGAGGTCTACAGCAGTCACACGGACGACTTCTCCACGGCTACGCAGCAAGGCCGGTACAGCTACCCCACTAGTACCACTAATCTTATCGGCCTCACGGCTGGTTTTGATATGTTCTTCTGGGCACGGCTGGTAGACACGTCCGGGAACATCGGACCGTTCTACCCGGACACTTCCGGCCCGGGCGTGCATGGTATGTCCAGCGCGGATGCGGATGCAATCCTCGCGTACCTCACGGGGCAGATTACCGCTACCCAGTTGGCGCAGGACCTCCTAGAGCCTATCGAAGCAATCCCGGGCCTGCAGGTAGCCGTAACGGAGAATGCGGCGGCTATCACGGAGGAGACTACCCAGCGTCTAGAGGGAGACTCCGCCCTCTCGGAGCGTATCGACACGATTAGCGCGCAGGTAGTTATTCCCCCGGAGGCAGGTAGTACCGGAGACTACGCGGGCGCTACCACGGTGTACGCGGGCGTCTGGACGGAGCAGTCCGCACGGGCAGAGGCGGACCTAGCCGTAGCTAAGAGTGTGGAGACCGTAACAGCGCAGATAACGACAAATAATAATGCGCTCCTCGCCGCAGTTCAGACGGAGACCATCGCCCGTATTGACGCGGACTCCGCCACAGCCTCACAGATAGTTACGGTGCAGGCGCAGGTAGACGACAACACGGCAGCGGTGCAAACCAACGCTACGTCATTCGCGGACCTTAACGGACGCGTGTCCGCCTCGTACCAGATTAAGACGCAGGTAACTACAGGCGGGCGTACTTACGTAGCGGGTATCGGTATTGGTATTGATAACAACAGCGGGACCGTAGAATCTCAGGTCCTAGTAGTGGCGGATAGATTCGCTATTCTGGAGCCGTCCGCGTCTAGTGTGTTTGTCCCGTTCGTAGTTCAGGGCGGGCAGACTTTCATTAGTCAGGCGTTTATCGGCACGGCGTGGATTACTACTGCCAAAATAGCGGACGCTGCAATTACAACGGCGAAGATTGCCAACGCGCAGATTACTAACGCTACGATCCAGGACGGGGCAATTACCAATGCGAAAATAGCGGACGCCCAGATTAACCGGGCTAAGATACAGGACGGGGAGATTACCTCCGCTAAAATAGGGAATGCGCAGATTCAGACGGCCCATATCGGGGACGCGCAGATTGATACCCTCCGTATCGGACCTAATGCGGCTACCACTCTAGTTACGGCTACGAGCGGCGGTACGGATATATCCACTGTCTACACTAGCGGCGGCGGGACTGTACAGATTATTTTTAATGCTACAAGTCTCCCCTCTGGTTCGTCCACATCGCTATTAGTCGACGGTGTGTCGCGGAAGTCAGGCGGGGCCGCCGCAGGTGTGGGCGTGTCCTTCGTGCTTATCTGGGTGGGGGTATTATCGGCGGGGAACCACACTATCTCCTGTACCGCTGGCTCAGTTGCGGCGGGTACTCCAGTCCTCTCTATATTCGAGTCTAAACGATGATACAGGGAATCGCTTTTTATCCGGGCGCGGGTATCCCCGCTAATGGTATTTCTTCTAATCAGGGGGACGTGGACGCTATGCAGGCAATGGTAGATAGTGCGACCCCGCCGGGTGGTATTTTTGTGGGTGGGCTAGACGACACATTTAACCTGACTAACTGTTATTACGATTGGGACGCGGGGGAAGTAAAGAAGCGTCCCGCCACTAGTGTTACGGTGGACGCGGACAAGGTAGTTAGTGGAGTTGGAGATAAAGCCGCCGTCCTGTATCTGTATCAAGCGGACGGGACGTACAAAGACAGCGGGCCAGCTACGGACGGTCTCGATTTATCAACTATCGAGAGGCATCCGAAAACCGGCCCGTTTGCTTGGCGTGTCGAGGCGTGGCCTGAACTTGCGGTAGACGGTTGGTTTTAACCCGCGCCTAGTTGCTGGCGTGAACCCATGCCGGAAACTTCAGCGGCTCCGGGCCTGCCATCTTCGGGGCGGGCGGGAGCGTGCTGGCGTACGCCTCGCGTTCTGCGGGGCTAGCCGTTTGCCAGCCGGGGAAGTAGCCCAAGTTTTCCGATGAGCCGCCGTAACCCGCTCCCGGGCCGCCTGCGTTACCCGCGCCCCCTGCGCCCGAACCGGCGGAACCGTTGCCCTCTGCGAAAGCGGAGGTAGCTACGAGAAGGGCTGCTACTGCAATAAGAATGTTCTTCATGGTCGTAAATCCTCAGTGGATTAATTAGAAAAGTATCACATCGTTACAAGTTGCGGAACTTCTTTCGCTTCTTCTGTCCCTGTCCCGCTGTGGGGCATGTACAGATAGTATTATTTTCCGGCTGAGTTAACAGCCAATAATTTAAATCGGTAGACCCTATCCATAGGGCGCCGCTATGGGAGTCCTATGGGCCTTATCTCACAAGCATCTGAAAACGTGGCAGCTTCCGGAGCGAAAGTAGTAACCAGCGCGGGAACGGCCTTGTACGGCCTTACCTCCCTGCCCCTTAGCTCTGTGGCTGCAGCCGTCTCTATCCTGCTGTCGCTCATTTACATCTGGGGCGCACTGCCCCGTATGTGGCGTACGGCGGTGGGCCTCAAGCGCGGAGTCTTCAATAAGGATTGGTCCCTCTGGCAGAAGCTCGGAGACCAGCCCACCCCGACAAAGGACGATTAATGTCTAGTCCGATCATTGAAAAGGTGCTGCTCATTGCGTTAGGACTCCTAATGCTTACGGGCGTGGGCCTTGCTGGCTATGCGGCCTACGAGCATAACCGGGTACAAGTGGCCCAGATTCAGGACCTCGCGCGCGCAGCGTCCCGGGCTGAGGCGAACGCGGCGGCGGCTGCCTCGGAAGCATCGGCTACCCGTGCAGCCTTCTCCCAGCAGGCAAGCTCCATCCAGGCGGCCCAGAAGGTCCAGGCGGCGGCCACGTCCCGTCTCGCCTCTGCTGTGGCTGCCAATCCCTCCGCCGCTGCGGTAATCGTCCCTGCGGATGTGTGGGACTCTATCGACGGGGGCACGGATGCTCCGAAATAACCTAGGCGTCTTCGTGCTGCTCGCGGCCTGCGCCCTCATGTCTGGCTGCGCGGCCCCTGCTCCGGAGATTCAGATTAAGGCGGTTACGCCTCCGGACTCGCTCCTCCAGGACTGTACGCACGCGCCCCGCCCTTCGGGCCGTACCGTGGCGGACCTCGCCCAGTGGACGATTAACGAGCGGGGACAGTTGGACCTGTGCACGGCGGATAAGGCGGCTCTCCGGGCCTGGAAAGCTGGGGTGCAATGAGGTCCACCTATATAGTGCAGCCTTACGGTATGGCGATTGTATTTACCGATACCGTAAAGGAGTTCCACGCCCTGCGACACTCGAAAGTAGATTTTCGGGGAACGGCGGGCGGGTTCGATTCGGGTAAGCGGGCGTACGGCGTTATCGGGGTATTCGACGGTAATCTAATGACCCTCGTCCACGAGGCCGTACACGCGGCTACTAGCATCCTCCAGACGTGCGGGATTGATCCTCTGTCGAATACGGCGGAGCCTCTGGCGTACCTCGTGGACCATCTCGTAGCCGCGGGTGCAAAGCGGCTAGGACTGTCACACAAACCCGCCCCATGTGTGAGGCGGACAGCGCGCTAAGTATCTGATTTATATAGCAAACTGGCTACCTACATACTACACAGTAGACGCCTCCCCGGACCTTGTGTAGACTGGAACCCTTATGTAGCTTGGGTCTCCCGGCCCCGGCTGTCACACAGGGGTATCAC